TAACATAATATGGGATTTATAGGAGTACAACCAGCTTCAGTTCCTTTAACTGCTTCAGACATAGAAGCTGATATAATAAATTCAACACATATTGGCGATACTGCTATTTCTGGTTTTACAGCTTTAGCAGAAGCACCAGCAGACACAGATGAATTTTTAATATCTGATGGCGGAGTTTTAAAAAGAATTGATGCAAGTCATGTAGGAGGTGGTGCTTCTTTAACAGGTTCAACAGATAATACACTTGTTACAGTAACAGGTGCTAATGCTATGCAAGGCGAAGCTAATTTAACTTTTGATGGCACACAATTAAGTGTTTTAGATACTAATGAGGGAACAGATAACCTACTTGTAAAAACAACAGCAGATGCTTCAGTTTCTATGGCTCTTGAAAAATCAGATTTAAAATTTGATATAGGGTTAGATCATAATAATGATGGAAGCAAAAACTTTTACATAAGAGAGAGAAGTGAAGATGGATCAACTACTAATCATGTAAGAATGGAAATTGATAACAATGGTGTTGTTAAAGTTAACAACAGAATATTTGTAGACGGACAAATTGATGCCAATGCAAAACTAAATGCAATATTTGGTGGTAACAGTGAAAATGGTATGCAATTTAGTGATAAAGATGGTGCTTCAAACGGAAAATTTATAGGTTTTAGTAGAAATGGTACAAGCACAAGTAGTCAAGGAACACAAATTGGTTATATTGCAAGAAATGGAACTAATGACTCAGTAACTTATTCTACTACTTCAGATTACAGATTAAAAGATGGTATTGTAGATAAAACCGATGGAATAGAAAAATTAAAACAATTAAAGCCAAGAAAATTTTATTGGAAATCAAATACAGATAAAACATTAGTTGATGGTTTTCTTGCACATGAAGTATCTGGGGTAGTGCCTGAAGCTATTGGCGGTGAAAAAGACGCTGTTGATAGTGAGGGTAATCCTATTTATCAAGGTATAGATCAAAGTAAACTTGTTCCTCTTTTGACAAGTGCCTTACAAGAAGCAATAACAAAAATAGAAACTCTTGAAGCAAGAGTTGAAACTCTAGAGGGATAATGGCATATATAGGTAAACAACCAACTACAGGCGATTTCGTTTTA